GTTCGATTATGTACCATCCGCAGCCGAGGGATTCGACTACGAGGCCCCAGCGACTTGCGCCGCCAGCTGATCCACCCGCAAACCTCACAACGCACGTTTTTTCACCAGTACCGTCCGGAGCAAACAGGATCTCAATCGGGCCGTCATCGCCCGACTGCAGGACATACTCGGTATCCGCCGACGTTGCCCTTGTGTGGCTTGCATCGGTGACATTCACCAGCGCCATGCAGCATCCGGAAACCTGCAACGATGCGAGTGAACCATCCACTGCCGGCTCTTTTAGGATCCCAAAATATCCTTCATTCGTCGGCTCGACACCAACCAGCCATTTGTTTTCATCGGTTACAGTTTCAATTGCTTTACCGCTGATTCGCAGGATTTCCCCGAGTCGTCTAGCCGCCCCGCTGGTGTTCTTCGCCTTGATGATGTCGGTTTCGCGCGGGCGGATTGGATTGGGGGCAGGCTTGTTGAGTCGACTGTCCGCCCATGCCCTGCCGGCGTCGACCATGTTGTTCCAGATAGCTGCCGGTGGCGGGTTGAAGTCGTCGCCAGGTAGAACTTTCCCTTCAGCCATGGCCTACCCTCCGAATCCAAAAGCGGACGCAAAGGAGATCGTTTCATAAACACGATCGACATAGACGAATTTTGGAACGCGTGTTGGCTGGTCTTTCCCGTCTGCCACCGTGATCGTGTCCTCATAGCGAATCCACGCGACTTCCCAACCTTTCTTTGCCACCCCAGCGATTCCTCCAATAGTTAAACCGGTGGCGTTTGCGGCCATTGCGTACGAATAGTTGATCGTGGCTTCTGCAGTTGTTCCGTCAGATCCGCGAGCCCCCAGAAACAACGCTTCACCTGGCGCAAACGTCAAAAAGGAATCACTGTTCACCATGCCGGTAATGCTGTTGAGATACTTCGCACGCGCCAGAGTCAGGACCCCCAAGGGATGCTTGTACTGAACATTGATCTTCATTGCCGGGATGACAATCTCAATGCCCTTCACCTCATCGCCATCAACAGCGATTGCCCCGAGTTGATTCGGTGCTGTTGCCGTCGGGTAACGTGCAATTTCCTCCTTTGCTTGAGTCAGATGGACAGTTCCGCCAGTGGTATCAAAATCCCATGTCCATTCACCAGTCTCGTTCTTCGCTGGACCATAAGGAACGCGAATCGTCCAGTGGTTGTAGTGCGTGCGGTCACACTGCAGATCTTGTCGATACAACAGCCCATAGTTTGTGATGACAAACGCTGGCGTGGCTCCCATCGCGTACGAGTTCACAATATTGCGATCGTCGGAGCCAATGAGCTTGAACGTGTGCGACTCCGACGGCGGATTTGCCGACGTCTCTATTCCGTTTGGTGGTGTTATCCAGCGGATTGTCATGCGTGTTTCATCTTGGAGTTTTTGATTGCCGCAATTTGTGCGTCTGACTGCTCTTTGGCCATCTGTGTCTGAAACTCAATCGACTTTTTCGTTTCGATCAACGCCTTCAGTTGTCCGTCCTGTCCCGCCCCCGATCCCATAGAAAGCAGACTCTGAGCAGAAAAGGTTGCGGCTGATGCTCCACCTGATTTCAGGCCATAGCTCTGCGCGCCAAATGCCGCGTCGCCTTCACCGCGGAGTTTCTTCAGTCGCTCCTGATGCTCGCGTTCAGCCTGTCGAATGTCAGCCTCGGCCATTCCTTCGGCTGCTGTCTTCGCATCAATGCGGCCCTGCTTCAGGTTCCAATCGATTGCGGCTTTCTCTTTCGCTGCGATCTGTGCCGGCGTCAACTTGTTATCTTTGTTGTCGGCCTCTGCGTCGGCGTAGTCCTGAATTCGCTCGACGATCCGACGTGCGTTCTCCTGCTCCTTCTCCATGGCCTCCTGCTCTTTGCGGAGTGCCATCACCTGTTCAATCTCAGCATCCGTCAGGCCCTGCTTAGATAGCCTGAAACGCTCAGCGGCCTCTTCCCCTTCACGCAGTGCGATAATCTGCTGTCGGATGGATTCGGTTTCGCGGTCGAAGGCTGTTTTGGCTTTCTCGGCCGCGTCCTCACCGTCCATCTGTGCGGCTGTCTGATCACCGAACGCGGAGCCTTCTCCGCCAGCGCCGGGAGCAGTTGAATTCTCGCCAGCGGCTGCCGCTTCAGCGTCTGCTTTGGCCTTGTTTTCGGCGTCTCGCTTCGCCTGACGGTCTGCCAGTTCCTTCTCAAGTCGATCCAGTTCCGCCTTGGCTGTCGATGCCATGCCCTTCGTGTCGATCGAGAACGACAGTTTCATGTCTTTCGACATTTGCCCGAGCGTCAAGCCGAGCTTAGCAGCCCCGACAGTTGGGTTGGCCAATGCCTCCGCAACTGCCGAAACAACCTTCATACTGAGCTCAGCGAAGTTTTTCATGAACGTCTGAGCGGCCTTCCATGCTCCACTCCAGAACGTTTCCCACATGCCAGCCATGGCATCGACCGTTGTTGCCAGAGCGAGTTTCACGCCCGCCATTGCGGCCTTGAACGCGATGTCGTAGTCGCCCTGTTGAAGGGCCGTCATGAGGACTCCACCGACCTGTTTTGCGATGCCGATAATTGCTGAAAGCGTGTCTTTGGCGATGGTCCACGCTGCTGAAAAGTCCATGGCCCGGACCGTGGCAACGGTGGCGGCTGCGGTAATGCCGCCAATAACAGTGACAATTGCCCCGGCTGCAATAATGAACGGCGTTAGTGGTCCGAGTATGATTCCCCACGCTGTGCCGATGACTCCGCTGGCTGCCGTGAATGCCGTTGCCATCACTCCAGCCGATGCCGACACTCCAGCGACGCCTGCCGATGCGACTGCAGCAGATCCTGACAGCGTTATGAGCCCGCCTGATGCTCCTGCTGACGATGTTATGAGACCGACATTTCCAGCGGTCGCCAACGTCATCGCTCCACTGGCCGCGATCAGTGCTGTTGTTGTGGCACCGGACGTGATCCCGAGAACTGCGGTTGCGTTTGCTGCTGTGATCAGTCCGGCAGTGTATGGAACCAGCGTGATAATCGACGCGGTTTCAGCTGTCGCAAGGGCAGTTACCGCGACTGCACTGGCTGTTGCTGAAGCAGCGAAAGCACCCTGCATTAATGTTGCGAGCCCAACAGTTGCGGCGCGGAACAGACGAATCGCACCAAGTGCGATCGAGACGGCTCCTTTGATAATCCCGATGCCGGAAATCAGGATCCCGAATCCTATGGCAGCGACTTTTGAAGCGATGCCAAGCCCGATCATTGATGTACCGAGCGCCGCAACGGCAATCGTTACAGCTGCGAGCGTCGTAACCGTGTCTTCGTTTGTCCCAACCCACTCTGTGGCTTTACTGATCAGAGCCGTCATTGTGTCCGTGACTCGTTGAATGCTTCCGGATAGAGCGTTCCCCAGTGCAATCTGTAGCCCTTCGACCGCCGACAGGATGATTCTGAAAGCACCGCCAAGGCCGGAATCCATGCTCTTTGCGGCCTTTGATGCTGTCCCTTCTGCGTTCTTCAATTCCCTTGCGAGGTCTGCTGTGCTGCCTGCCGTTCGCGCCAACACCGACGCCGATGTAATGCCAAGAAGCCCGAACGCTTCATTCATTTTTGTTACTTTTTCGGCGGTTGGAAGATTCTCAATTGATCTCCCGATTTCATCCATGATCTGAACAAGCGGCTTTAGTTCTCCAGTCGCGTCAATGTTGTTGATATTGAAAATCGCCTTGAGTTTTTCGCCCGTCGCAGCAGAGATAACGCCAAGACGTCGCAACGCTGTTCCAGCCTCACTGCCTTGGATTCCAACGTTTCCAAGCGTTCCGAGGATTGCAACCGTGTCCTCTAGAGAAAGCCCCAGTTCAGCGGCCACAGGGCCTGCGTACTTCAATGCCTCTCCAAGACTCTCAACGCTGTTGAATGTGGCGTTTGCTGCCTTCGTGAGAACGTCCGCAACTCTCGTCGCGTCTTCTGCCCCTAGGCTGAATTGCCGAATGCTGGCGGCCATGATCCCAGACGCAAGCGTTGCGTCTGTACCGGTTGCCCTGGCGAGATCCATTACAGCACCGGTCATGGCGTTAATCTGATCGGGCTTGAAGCCAGCCCGACCAAGTTCCGTCATCAATTGAGCGACTTGAACAGCCGTGAATGATGTCGTCGCTCCGAGCATCTTTGCGACGTCGGTCATCGATTTCAGTTCTGCCGTTGTTGCCTGAGATACGGCACCTACTGCCCGCATGGCATCATCGAAATCGGCGAACGTCTTCGTTGCGAATGCGACAGGGGCCACGATGGCAGCAGTTGCCGCAACAACCTGAGCCCCCATCCGGATCATGTCAGAACCGAACTTATTAATGTCTGCTCTGGCTGCTTGCAGACCGCGAGTTAAGGCGTCTCGCTTCGCGTATAGGCTAACGTAAGCGCGGCCAGCCATCACGTCCGCTTTTGACATCGCTTACACCGCCTTTTCGCCTTGGAACTTCGGAAGCCCGGGGTTCTCTTCCTTTAACTTCTCAATCGCTTCGTCAATTCTGGCCTGCACTTCCGGGTTCACCTGGACAGGTCCGCCACGTCCGGTTCCGCTCATTTCGCCGTAAATCAAATAGGCTTCCCAGTCGATTTCTGAAAGGCCCCAAACTAAGTTGGCAAGCTCAAGGTTCTGCCGTCTTCCGCTGCTGATCTTTCCGTTGGCCATCATCCAGAGTTGTCGGAGTGTCCAGCCTTTTGGAGGCACTCCACAGATTCCTGCGAAGTGATAACCGGCCTCGATTGCGTCCATGCCATCAATGACAAAGACGCAATCTCGACTTCCGTAAACTATGTGCCAGCTGGCGAATCGATCATCGCTCTGAACTTCTCCGAGAACACCCGATCGACCTTGCCCTTCAGGGCCTCCATGGTCTTCTCGTCCGTCAGAACTGACTGCACTTTCGCGATAGTCAATTCGTCCGTCTTGCTTTCCATGCTGTTGAATCCGGCCAGCATCTCGCGTACGTGCGAATGCCGACCACTCGGGAAAAAATCAACAATCGCTTCCTCGATCGCCCTCAACTGTTGGTCCGGAGGAAACGGCAGGTTCTCCATGAACTGCTCCCGAGTCAGCCCCTTCTGCTCGATCTGCTTCCGGCAAATCGTCAGCATGATCGCCACAAGGATCGACGGATAATTCTCGTCGTTCCTCACTGGCAACAATGGATCCACCTTGAGATTCGTGAGACTGATCCCGTGGTCCCGCTTGATCTCGTCCGCTATCACTGGATCGAGACTTACTGTCCACTCCTGCCCGGCCTTGTCTTTGAAACTCGCCATTCTTCACCTTTTGAAAAGGCAGCGATTTGGCAACGTGCCGGCCTCGCTGCGTCAATGATCCGGATTCGTCAGTAAACCCAAGTGCCTTAAACGTTCTACCTGCCGCATCAACCTGCTTTTCGGAAACTCCGACAGGTTCCGCGCCGTGGAAGATCGCCGCCAACACTCGCTTATCATCATCGTTCAGCCGCATGACTTACTCCGACTATGGTGAAGCGTCCTGAACGCCGACGATTTTGAGCGTCCATGTCTCGCTCGTTGACGTGCTGGCCTGGCTTGCCTTGAGGTTTGTGATAGGGTCGCCAGTGAATGGGTTAGCCGAACCGCCTTCGATGTCCCAAACTTGTGGGACGTTTGCCACAAGATCGATTTCAGCGATGACGTCAGCGGCCGAGTCCAGAAACTGAACGTTGGCTGCTGTTCGCAATGTTTTGTCAACAGTTTCCAAAACAACCGCCAGGATATCTGCATTGTCGCCATCAATCGACAGGTTGATGGCCTTTTGGACGCACGCAGTGATAGCGGTTGTTGCCGTTGGCAGGTTGTCACCAATTCCGCCGTCGATCGGAACCGACGTTCCTGAAACCGTGCCGACAGTAACGGTGCGCTGAACACCGCCGCTCCAGAACACATCAATGATTTGTCCGTCAGTAATGCCATGACCAGAACCGAGTGTAAGTGTCCCTGTGTTATTGTCGGTTCGGGTTGAAAGCGTCCCAGCCTTCGCTGTGTTCAGCGTGTCTTCCAGCGCGATTGTGCCGCTATTGGTGCGGGTGACTGGCATCGTCTGAATCGTGATGCCTCCCCCGCTGATTGATTGTGCATGTGTGACCGTTGCCATATTGGCTCTCCGAAGAGTGTGAATGAATCAGAAATACTGCGTTGAGATTAAGCGTTCAGAACTGGCGTGCGAAGACTGGCCGAAACCTGCTCAACGCTGACATCCATAGTCGCTTCGCCCTTCAGCGGAGAACCCTGAGTTGTGCTGATGATGCAATCGCAATCGAAACCGAGCTTGCCGGTAGATCGGATGTACTTCAGTGCGATCGGGGCACCGGTTGCTGCAGCGGCCTGCAAGGCAACGACTGCAGAGTCATCGTCGGCCACGATCATATTGAACGTGATCTTCGGGCTGAGTGCCGTTGCTTCACCGGTGTTAATCGGCACTGAAGAACCGTCGCCGGCCGATGTAGTCGATCCTGTCTCAACGCCGATTTCATAGCTCACATCGACGCGAGCACTGATTCGCGTTGCTGCTGTCGATCCTGCGGTTCCGTAAAACAGGCCGCCCTGATAACCCATCGTCTTCGCCATGATCTGAACTCCTGTTTCTATTCACCTATTGAACCGCGGAATGACTCCGCAAAACGATCTGTATTGGCCAGAAGTCCCGGGCCTGATGTTGGCCGAGCTTCGTATGTGTTCTCTTTTCGCCGTCCACCAAACTCATGTGCTTCCATCGCATCCCCGACGAACGAATACCGAGGCCCGATGACTGCGTTGTCCTTTTCGACAGCCGCGAAGATTGAGTTCTTGACGTTTCCTCGCTTACCTCGCGTGGATACTGGTTCCCCAGGTTCCGAAGCCTCTGGCGATTTCTTGATTGATTCCCTGATGTACTTCCGAATTGAGAACGCTGCATGCCGAATGCTGCTGTAGATGCCTCGATCCGCGGCCTTCTCCACTGGCTTCGTGTCAACTTCTGACTTGAAGGTGAATCCGAGCATCAATTCGCCTTCGAAACGTTGTAACGAACTCGCACAACACCAAGAAAAACACCTTGTCGCAACCGAGCATAATCGCAATACGTTCTCACGGTCGTCTCAAGCCAGTTTGCATCAAGCCCGCCCGAAAGCGTGACCGATGTGAACCTGTCTTCTGAAAGCAGCTCGTGAATCTGTTCAACCAATCTCACCAGCGGATCAACCGCTGTTTTCTTCAGTCGCCCAGCTTTTACCCCGGCTGTTTCTTTGTCGCCTGGCTCAAACCGTTTTCGAATACAAACGTCGACGGCTGGCTCCGTGTTGATCGTTCCAACCGTGTCGAGATCAACCAGATCGCCCGCACTTGTCACCGGAATCACATCAACTTCGAGTGCCTTCAGATCCTTAAAATCGTCGTCCCAATCCGGATAAGACCGCACCGCAGTGAATGACAGAGTTCCCAATTGCGACGCCTGCTGCGCAGTGTTAACCACCGTCGTTAAAGCATCTGCAAGTAGTATTGGAACCGCACTCATTCAATTCTCTTCGTGTGACAGATCCACTCGTAACCACCGGCCTGAAGTTCAACCGACAGCTTGTTTTCATCTGGCGGCTGAATCTCGAAGACCTCTGTGCCTTCCAAGATTCTGTCGCCTGTTCGTGGCTCAACCGTGTCGCCGTCGATTACCACTGATGTGACCGGCAGTACAAAGTCTCGCATTGTGATACTGATCGGAATTCCGTTCCCGTCGACGGTCTTGTGTTCGATGTCGTTTCGCCGTGCGGTGAACTCCGCAGACGAATAAATTCCGCGAATGAATGTCACAAGAACGCCAAACGTGCGATTCAGCATCGGAACCGCTCGAGCCTGAAACCTCTGTTCGTATAGCGATGGCATCAGCCGCCCCCAGGAGGAATCAGTTTTGTGAACCGGAGCCCCATGTGAGGTTGCGACGCCGCCCGCTTCCGTGCCAAATGATGGTCAGCTTCAATCAGATCCTTGATCGGAATGTTCGTTTGAGACGATTTCCCATCGCTCGCAGAACTGACCATGCCAAGGGCCGTCAACTCAATCGCATCCTCAATCGTCGTTGGGGTTTGCTCTGTCATTGGTCGGCCCTTGGAAATGAATGGTCACAAATCAGTCAGGATCAGACATCAAACGCGATGAATCCAAGATCCTGAACAGTCACATTCGCTGGGCTGTCGTTGGCTGTCTTTTCCATGTGGAATAGAAGCTTGAGAGGGCCTGTTGCAGCGGCGATGTTGAACACACTGGAAGGCAGAACATTCACGCCGTTGATGTAAACCTGAATGTCAGTGTTGTCGGTCAGATCCCACTGAACGAGGAATGGCGTCCCAGCAGTGAATGTGACAGTCGTGTCGGTCTCTGCCACCTCAGTCGTTCCGTCGTCCGATTCGAGCAGAATGGCTGTTGAAGCACCGTTCACATGAACGAACAGCGACTCTGTGATTGAGCCGGCATCGGTCGCGTGTGTTCCGTTGGCCATTCCGACATTCAAGTCGAACGCTGCATCGTCGCCGTTGGTGTTGATGCAAACCAGAGCCTGCAGGATGCCCGTGGTCCCGACAGCAACACCGCGGGTTGAAAGAGCGTCCCATTTCTGAGCCTCGGCCGCCGTGTCGAACACCGCATTCACGCCGTTACCGACAGAGAACATGTGCCCTTGTGGGTTTGCTGTGATGGACACGATTGGGATGCTTGAGAAACCGTCTTCGAGAGCGAGCGTATAGCATGGCTCAACGTTCATGATGACCTTGACGGACGTTGCCGCACTGGCTGCCGTTTCGAGCACTGTCCCAAGGAAGATGTCGGCGGTATTTGCACCGAACAGCAGGCTCGCCTTGCTGGCCGAGTGGTCCCAATAAACCTTGGAGCCTTTCAGCATGACCATGCTCGTTGTCTTGGCAACCACTGCAATTCCGGAAACCTGAACGGATCCGAGCACGCCAGCTGCAATTGCAGTTGCTGCGTATCCGGCCCGACCATCTGGCAAGCGAATAACTTCGCCTGCTGCGACTGCTGCTGTTGGGGTCCAATCGATCGATTCACCCGCTTTTGAAAATGCTGCTTCGACTGTCATGACTTATGTCCTTGTGAACTGATTGATTGAACGTTGCCCACCGAACAGCGGGGAGCGATTACGAACGCTTCTTTGACACCGGCGTCGATACTTCAGGAACGCCATTCAGTGCCGGCTCTTCTGGAACCGCTTCGATGACCTTCGGAGGCTCCGGAGGCGTGATGTCGATGGCAATCTTCAACGCGACAAGCTTTGCGCCGAGCGAGGAGTTGACTTCGCCTTCCTGCCCTTCGAAAAGACTGCAGTCGAGCGACTTTGACGGGTTTCGAAGCATCTTGACTATCATGGATAAACTCGACTTAATTTGTTTTGAAGCGCGGGGCTGAACAGCCAGCCCCGCTGAGCCTATTGGCTGTCAGTGATTAGCTGGCCCCGCCGTCAGCACGAACACCACCGCGGTATTCCTGCAGTTCGACGCCCACGTCACTGTAGCCACGCATCTGGACGCCCAGGACGTTGAAGTCCGCGTCTGCAGTCTCAATGACTGGCTCGACGCGGCCGTTCAGGGCAACGATTTCGATCACTGGCATGTCCATCGGATCCGCCAGGAGATACCACGCAGCAGCCGAGTATCCGGTGTAAAGCGAGTTGTGCATGTACTCACTGGATTCCACTGTGAACCGGCCACGCCACGGATTATCTTCTGGCTCGTTCGTGCTGCCCTTCAGTTTTTCACTGGTCATCAGTGTTCGAGCTTTAGTCTCGAGCGCTGTTGGAACAAGCAGAATCCGCGGAGTCACGCCGAGAGGGTTACCGTCTGGATCTGTCTGGCTCTTGAAAATGATGTTGGTAGCATCAAGCCCGCCAACAGTCATATCAGCCACGCCTTCGTTCACGTTGGCTCGTCCACTCGTGAAGAACGCTGAGTTGTTCAGGAACTTCGTCCAGAAAATCTTGTTCAGCATCAAGCCACCGCCACGCCCCAGCTTTCGCGGAGTGTCGGTCAACGCTCCGAGATCGTCGTTGATGTAGTCGGTTCGAGTAATCGCCAGCATTCGAGCGTAGGTGTCCGCCTTATTGCTGTAGGTCTCTTCCCCGAGCGTACCATGTGAAATCTCGCCGCCTGCTCCGACCTTCTGAAACTCAGTATCACCAGTCAGCGAAACGGTTGTGATGGTCTTGAAGTCCCGGACGCTGCGGATGGCCGCAATTCGCATCGGAGTCATGTCGACCGAATTCCAGCCCTGTCGCAAGAACTTGTTGGCGACGTTGCTGGTAATCGTTCCGATGTTGACGCTGGAGAATCCAGACGCACGAATCGACTGTGGCGTTGTCATTCCGAACGCCGCCCGCTGAGCTTCGACCGTCACTCGTGAGGAGTGGCCCGTGCGGTAGCCGTTGGCCTGAGCCCCCAGCAAAATCAACTGATTCAGACCAATCCCGTGAGGGAACTGATCGTGAGCAGCCTGCAACGTCTGATCGTCGTAGATCTTTTCAACGTCTTTGAATCGGCCAGCAACGCAAACAGCTGCTTCGAGAACGCGATTGGTCAGGCGTGTGTCCTGGCGATTGCTCCATGGAGTCGATGGACCGGGGGCACTTGCCTCGAACAATTCCAAACGGAACTTGTCGAGGGACCATTTGGCTTCAATGGCCTGCTCTGCAAGATTGCGGATCGCGTCGATGTTGTGCGGCTGTGAGTCGCACTTGTCGAGGGCGTAGGCCGTGATTGATTCCTGACGTTCACGCTCTGCCTTCACTGCCTCAAATCCGGCAGCAATGGGAGGAACTGTCTTCGGCTTGTTGATGCCGTTGTAGTTCGCCTCAATGGTGGCGACCTGATCGGCGTTGGCGTTGGCAACATCAAGGCCCATCGCTTCAGCCCATGCTTTAATTTCCGGTTTCATTTCTTTCCCCTTGAAGTTGGGTGAAGCGGCAGCAGCCGCAATCGTTACGGTCGTGTTGTCGTCCGCACCATGCGAGACGAAAGCAAAACCTTTCAAAGTGCTCTTGCGCACGATGTATGCAGGCCCAGTGATGTCCTGGCCGTTTACCGAGACCGTTTTCCCGGCCGCGAGTGTTTCAACTTGAACAGGATCCGCCTCAATGCTGGACTGCCACTTGTAGCCGTCTTTTGCGGAGTTAATGACCTCGTCACGGGCGGGCGTCGCTGCGCTGGCTATACCACTCGCCACAAGCTGCCGGCCGTCGTTCGTAACGTCAAAGTTACCGACCCGCTTCGTCTTGTCGTGGTCCAGATTGGCCACCAAAACGTTGCCCTGCTCAACTCCAGCGAGGTCGATGACGACAGGCTGATCCCAGCCCTTAACGGTGACGAGTCCGCCGGTGTAAAACACGGACGTGAATCGCTTTGGCCCTTTTGCGTCCGCGCCTTCGATTGCTGCTGCTTCAATCGTGACTTCTGCGGACATCCCAATGGTTGTGAACGTCTTAGACATTCGCCGGTGCCTCCTGTGGCTGCGTGGTGGTTTCCACCACTGGCTCTGGCGTCTTTGGTTCGAGTTTGAACATGGTCGCAACGTACGGGATAACGTGCTGAGGCATGTTTTGAATCAGTTTGATCATCTTCATCTGTTCGATGCTGATGCCGTAGAAATCCGCTTCTTTCTGAAGCTCATCCTCTGGGTCCAGCCCGCTCGCAACATGCTCTGCGGCAATGTTCGAGCTTCCGTTTTTGAGCCTCTTGTCGGCTGCGTCTGCTTCGGTGCCAATGTCTGCGACCTGATGCTTAGGCCAGTCCCAGATATGTGCTTTCGCGCCTTCGCTGAGTGCATCCGGATTGCCGCCGAGCCAACCATAAGCCACAACAGCCTGATCAAACCAGACAGCAAACAACGGATCCAAAACGCAGTCGTTGCAGTCTTCTCGGTCAACGTCCAAATGGCCGTAATAGGTCTGGTGATCCAGTCGCCCAGATGCGTAGTTGTACGACGATGAATCGCACTTCGCTTTGTTCAGTGGCATCGAGATCGGTCGAGCCTGTTCGCTTACCAATGACCCAACGAACTCTTTGTGAGTCGATGTCGGCTGTTCGGCCTTTGGCTGCCGCATGTCATAGCCCTGTGGCATCCCGATCATCATGCCTTTGGCGATGTCGAGCGTTGACATCGGCGAAACGGTGTCCATTTCGTCCGGAGGAAACGCCGTCGCCAAAAGGAGCGTCACGTTGGCGATATTTTCAGCCGCCTGAACAGTTGCTTCTCGATATCGCCTTGAGGCAGCTCCAAGATTCAGCGTTGACGTGCATGCTGGAATGCCGCGATGCTGTCCCGGACGCTTCATCTTGAACCAATGCGTCACGAATCTGGCCGGAATCAGTTCAGATTTACCGTAACCTTCGATACCGTTTTGATTTGAGCCCGGGTGAGATTCGAGGAATTCGTACCATTCTGGATTTCCAAATTCATCGAACTTCATGCCGTCAATGCGGCCCTTGATTCCGTACGGAAGGTAAGGCGTCTGGCATTGCTCGGTCTCATGGAGAACCCAATCAAGCTTTACTTTGTGCTTCAGTTTTTTGTTCTGGCGAGCTACACCCAGCCCTTCACCGTCCTGATGCCGTGCATGTGCAGAACACCACAACTTGCGGCGAAACTGAATCTCTTTGCACCAGTTAAACCAGGCCAGTTCGACCATCCTGTTGAATCCGTCGCTGCCGGTCTGCATTCGCAGCGTCGGGCCGATTCCAATCAGGTCTGTGGCGTAAGTTTGGGCGATGCCGTCCGAGTAGCCGTTGTTCGCGACGTCATACCGAGATCGCTTTACCAGGGTGTTGCG